AGCACGCCACCAGCCACAACAACGTCACTTCTTGGACCGTCTCTCCCGCCGGTTCCGCCCCCTCTGTCTAATTCTTCATCGCCAAAAAACGGTGTCTCGAATGGTTGCTTCGGTGGCCATTCGAGTCGCCGTGGCGAAACGCCTCGCTGGGGGTGATGGGAGTGTGCGTCATCCATCACCCCCACCCATCTCCCCCGCTTAAATTTGCCATATGATTCAGAAAGGGGAGATGGGGGAGATAAAGGACATCCTAACCTAGCCAACCTATACTGTCATGTTTGTACAGTGTATGTGTACAGACCTGACAGTTTAGTAGTAACGGGGTGAGCATCACCATTATCGCACCCGTCTCTTTGTTTTAGGCCGCATGTAGTTCACTTCCCTCAAGAATTCGCGGGTGAGATGCTCAAAAACATGTCCCCCGACGCGTTTTTTATCTCCCCCGCATCACCCCCTATTACGTGGGTGAGAACCTCGAAAAATCAACTTAGCTCATATACACGTAATGGAGGAGCTTTGACGCACCGCTCTCGGCCGTTCAGTCGCATACCGGTTGACGATTCGCTCGCCGCGCGGCACTCTGGGGTGGTGTCAGCTGGTGTCGAGACATGGCTAACGCAGTAGCCGGTAAGCGCGGGCGCGGGGACAAGTCCGCTGTCGCCGTGGTGGCCGCGCGGCTCGCGCTGGCGGAGCAACTGTTGGCGGAGGGGTGTCCGCGCCCAACGTTCATCGAGCGGTTCCGCGAGCAGCACCCGAGCGTGGACCTCCGCACCATCGACCGCTACCGGTCCAAGGCCTGGCAAGCCATCCGCGTCCGCCGCGAGGCCGAGCGCGCGCACGACGTCGAGACGAGACTCCACCGCCTGACTTATCTCAGCCACAAGCTCGAGACCGAGGGCGCCTACGCGCCGATGATGCGGGCTGAACAGCTACTGGCGCAGATCACCGGGGTCTTGGAGGCCGAGAAGCATCTCCACCTCCACGCGGCCCCGCAGGCGAGCGCGCAGGCCGCCCCGCCCATTCGGTATCCGGACATGCCAGTAGAGGCCCTGGACGCATTGGAGGCGGCCCTACAACGTGCACTGGCGACCCAGCCCGCGCTCCCCGCGCACGAGGAACCGTGAGCATCTACGTTGATTCCCTGGTCGAGTGGGCGGGGCCGTATAGCGGAGATGGTGCCTCACAAGCGCGACGCGTCGGCGCGCGCAACGGCCACCGTTGGTGCCACCTTCTCGCCGACGAGGCCGATTGCAAGGAACTGCACGATTTCGCGCGCCGCATTGGGATGCATCGAGAGTGGTTCCAGCGTAATCATTACGATTTGACGCCGAGTCGGCGCAGACTCGCGGTTGAGTTAGGCGCGATCGAGGTAGATCGCCGCGGACTCGTCGCAATTTTGCGTGCGCATCGTCAGGTTCGATGACCTCTCGCCCCCTCCTCGACTCGCTCCTGGCCGACCCACAGAAGGCCTTGGCGGACATCGCCGCTGAGCGCGCGCGCCGCCGCGCCGTTGCTGCCGGCAAGTGGTCCTTCACCGAGTTCGCGCAGAACGCGTGGCCGATCTTCGACCCGGCGCCGCTGCGGTGGAACTGGTACCTCGACTGTCTGTGTGCGCATCTCGAGGCGGTGGCGCGCGGGAAGATCCGCCGGCTCGTCGGCAACGGGCCGCCGCGCTTCGGCAAGTCCAACCTCTTCGCCATCTGCTGGCCCGCCTGGATCTGGACGTGGGCGCCGACGGAGAAGTTCATCTTCCTCAGCTACAGCGACAACCTCGCGAAGGAGCACTCGATTTCTTGTCGTCGACTGCTCGAGTCGGAATGGTACCGCGACACGTTCCGACCAACGTGGGTGCTGGCCGAGGACCGCAATACACAGAACGCGTTCAGTACCAGTGCCGGCGGCGCGCGCGTCGCGCGCTCCATCCGCTCTGGCGTCACCGGACTCGGCGCCACCAAGGTCTGCGTCGATGACCCGCTGGATGCCGACGAGGCTATGACGAGCTCGACCGCGCGCGAGGAGGCGCTGCGCGTCGTGCGCCAGGCTGTGGCGACGCGACTCAACGACCGCGCTACGGGCTCCGCTGTAATCCTCGCGCACCGCGTACACGTCGAGGACCCGTCGCAGTGGGCCATCAACGCCGGTTGGGACCGCTTCTGCGTTCCGATGGAATACGACGCGTCAGTGGCGCGCACGGCCGTCGTGGATGGTGTATCGGTCTACCCCGATCCGCGTACAGAGCCCGGAGAGCTCATCGACCCAGAGCGCTTCCCAGCGACGGCAGTAGCGGAGATGAAGCTCGAATTGGGGCCGCTCAAGTCTCCGGCCCAGCTTGGGCAGAAGCCCATCTCGCATGCGGAGGCTGGAAAGTTCTTCAACCGAGCGGTGGTTCACTGGCTCGACGCGCGTCCCGTCAAGGTAAAGCGCCGCGTGCGCGCGTGGGACCTCGCGGCTACCGATGGTGGTGGTGACTGGACGATCGGCGTGCTGCTCTCGCTCCTCGACGACAACACGCTCTGCGTCGAGGACGTCGTGCGTGGGCAGTGGGGGCCGCGCGACGTGCGCAAGCAGGTCAAGGCCACGGCCGAGCTCGATGGGACGGACGTTGAGATCACCATCCCGAAGGACCCGGCTCAGGCTGGTAAGGACCAGGCGCAGGAGTACGCGACCATGCTCCTCGGCTGGACCGTGCACCCGCGCCCACCGACGAAGGCCAAGGTGCTGCGCGCGGGGCCGGCGTCGGCGCAGTGGATGGCTGGCAACGTGTCGCTGGTGCGCGGGCTATGGAACGAGCCATTTTTGCAGACGCTTGAGGCGTTTCCCGACCCCGACGTGCACGACGACGACGTGGATGCGCTGGGCGATGCCGTGGCGCACGTGGCGGCGCCGGTGACGACGGCGGACCTGTGGGCGATGGCGGCTGAGACAAAGGGCGAGGCGGAGCTGGAGGAAGCGTGGACGAGGTGAATGAGACCATCGCTGGGCGCGAGGTGCTCGAGGTGCACTGGTCGCGTGACGCCAACCGCATGCGCGTGGTGGTGTGGCACGTGGACGAGGGGGTCGGCCGCGAGCTCAACCTACTCTTCGAGCGCGTGGGAAGCGTGTACAAGCGCAGGGTTAGGCCATAGAGAAAATATCGGTTGACAAAGCCGTCCGCGTTGCTATGATAGCAACATGAGCACGACGATGGGGATGACCCAGGGAGATGCCGGCAAGTGAGCACGACGGAGGGCACGACGATGACGGATCTATTCGCGCAAAACAGAGCTACGGCGGGCGGCGTCAAACACCAAGGTCGTGGCGACGCGAGCGGACGATCTCTGTGTGGTCTGTATCTCGGAACCGTCGACGGCACCGCCGAAGGCGAGAAGCGTATCGCCGTAATCGCTGCACCGGACGTTACTTGTCGTCGGTGTCGCGAGTTGGAAGGAAAACGCTTCTAGCCCTGCACAGCGCGCCCGGTGTGACGGACGCGCGATGGAGAACTCACTCCGCCCAACTACACCGACAACACCAATTGCTGGGACCGTTTCCCCTCGCAGATCTCCGAGGAGTGGGTGACCGGCCCGTTCACACCTCCGGGCACGAGCGGATACTACCGGGGCACGTATCTGCTAGCTATCCAAGTCGACCTGTTCGGCTACGGTGGTGTGGTCAACAACCAGCCCTACAACCCGGTCTCCTACGTCGTCTACAAGGCCAAGATCTGGACCAGTGGGACGTGGGTCGAGCACAGCTGGACTCTCAACGCCACCGACGTCTACCATTGGGTGCAGAACTACTAGCAGCGTGACCACACACCCCCTCCCGCGGTAGTCTCGTCCACATGTGGCCGTTTTCTCGGAAGAAGGAACCCCTCCCTGCCGACCGCGTCGACGGCTACCTCCCCGCACCGCTCCCCGTCGAGGACCCCTGGCAGGCCCCCAACGTCGTCGCGCAGATCGAGGCACGCGGGCGCTCGAGCCGCACCGATGCCGTGGCACTCGACGGCTGGAAGAACGAGCTCACCGGCATCGGCGACTTCATGCGGGACAAGACGCTCGGTGGACGGCCGCAAGGGCTCGAGTTCCTCGTGCACCTCGTTCCCAACGTCGTGGCCGAGGCACGCTGGCGTGGGGACCCAGTGGGCAAGCGTATTGTCGAGACCATCCCCGATGAGATGTCGCGCGAGGGCTGGGACCTCACGGTGCAGCCCACCGAGGAGGACGAGACCTCGGCGAAAGAGAAAGTCGACAAGGTCTGGCGAGAGGAATACCGCCGCGCCTACGACGCGGCAGAGGCCGCCGGCACTTTGCCGCCCGGCATCACGCCTCCACAAGCCGCGCAGCCCCCGCAACCTCCTCCTGTGGGCGCGCTCGACGTCGACGACGAGGGGCAGGAGATTGCCGAAGCGATGGAGGGCAAGTGCGAGGAGCTTGGTGTCGACGCCGCCTTCTGGCAAGCGCTCTGCTACGAACAGGGCTACGGCGGGTCGGCTATCCTCATCGGCGCCGACGACGGAATGGCGGACCTCACCAAACCTCTCGACGAGAAGCGCATCAAGTCCGTCGACTGGCTCAACGTGTTCTCGGGAGGGTGGGATGGCGAGGTGGTGGCGTGGAGCTACTACAACGACCCGTCGAAGCCGAATTACGGCAAGCCTGAGATGTATATGATGCGCAACCTGGGCGTGCCGCTCGCGCGCATCCCGGCGCCCGGGGGCAAGATCACCAACCCGGACATCTTGCCGCAAAACAGCATTTCGCTCGGCTACGGTGGGACGGTGTGGTGGGTGCACGAATCGCGGCTCCTCGTCTTCCCGGGTACGACCGCCTCCCCGCGCGCCCGCGTCCAGATGCGCGGATGGGGTGACAGCGTCTTCACCCGAGTCGACGAAGTACTTCAGCAGTACGGGCAGACGTGGGGCGGCATCGCCAACCTCATGACCGACTTCTCGCAGGCCATCTTGAGCATCAAGGGGCTCGCGCAGTCGATCGCCGCCAACAAGGGCGTGGTGAGCTCGCGCGCGCTCCAGGCCAACATCTCGCGCTCAATCGCGCGTATCTTGCTCATCGATTCGGAGGAGGAGTTCAAGCGCGACACCGTCAGCCTCGCGGGCGTGGCGGACGTGCTCAACGCGTTCGCGCTCCGCATCGCCGCCGCCTCCGGCATGCCGCTGTCGCTCCTGATGGGTCAGGTGCAGGGCGGACTCGGCGACGCGGCGGCGGGTGACATCCGCTATTTCTACGACCGCGTCGCCTCGTGGCAGAAGCGCCGCATGCTGCCTCAGCTGCGTCGGCTCCTCAAGCTCATCTTCCTCTCGAAGCAAGGTCCCACCGACGGCGCCGAGCCGGAGCGGTGGAGCGTGGCGATGCGGCCGCTCTACCAAATGTCTGCTTTGGAGAAGGCCGACGTGAGGCTCAAGACCACGCAGGCCGACGAGATCTGCATCAACTCCGGTCAGGTCACGGCCGAGGAGGTCGCGGTCACGCGCTACGCGGGGTCCGACTTCAACGACGGTCCGATCCAGCTTGACCTCGACGGGCGCGCGGAGATGGCCTCGAGCTACGAGGAGTCGCAGACCGCGGCCGCCGCGGCCCCGGGTTCGGACGGGGGCGCGCCCGCGTCCGACTCTAAGATCGTCATCACCCCGTCGATGCAGGGCGGCATCGTCAAAGTCAACGAGGCGCGCGCCAAGATGGGTCTGCCGCCGTGGGAGGGTCCAGATGGCGACCTCTCCATCAACGAGTTCATGGCCAAGCACTCGGGCGCCGCCGCCCAGGCTGCCAATGCCGAGAAGGGCGTCGTGGGCGACCCGCAGAGCGTCGAGGAGCAGGCCGCGGCCAAGGCGGAGCAGGCCAGGGCCGCCTTCGGCCACAAGCCGGGCGCGCCCGGAGAGAAGCCGGAAGGCAAGCCAGGAGAGACGCCGCCACCGGGCGCGGCGAAAGAGGGCGCGACGGAAGAGACCGCGCCGTCGAAGAAAGAGCTACCACCGCCTACCAAGAAGCTAGTCGAGTAGCGCGTGCTCCACCCGCACCACCGCACCGCCGCCGTCGTGCGCCTCCTCCGCGCGGCCGCGCCCGCGATGCACCGGCGCACGCGCGGGCGCCTGCCGCGCCAGCAGCAGCCCGACGGGATCCGGCTCGAGTACTACAAGGCGATCCGCGCCCGCTTCGTCGAGCCGGCGCTGCGCGCGTTCGCCGCCGAGCGCGCGGAGGTGGTGCGGCTGCTGGAGTCGACGCGTAAGCCGGAGCGCGCGGACGCCGGCGATGAGGAGAAGCGCGCCCGCGAGCTGGTCGACCGCGCGGCGCGCCGAGCCGCGGAGGCGCTCTCCGGGCGCGAGCTCCACGCCGTGGCGGAGCAGTTCGGCAAGCGCACCTCCGACTTCCAGAAGGCGCAGATCGACCGGCAGGTGCGCCAGGCCGTAGGCGTGCCGTTCTCCGCGCTCGAGTCTCCGACGCGCGACCGCATCCCCGGCTTCGTCCAGGACAACGTCGGACTGATCAAGTCGGTGGGAGACCGCTACTTCGACTCACTACGCGCCGAGGTCGCGCGCGCGTTCGAGTCGGGCGAACACCCCGAGACGTTCGCCCAGCGGCTCGCCGACCGCGACGGCGTGGCGCTCTCAGACGCGCGCCGCATCGCGCGGGACCAGATCGGCAAGCTCAACGCCAAGGTGAACCAAGATCGCCAGGAGGCGATGGGCGTGACCGGCTACGTCTGGCGTGGGGCGATGGACAACCGCGAGCGCGACGAGCACCGCGACCGTGAGGGCAAGCACTTTGATTGGGATGACCCGCCCGCGGATGGACACCCTGGCGAACCGATCATGTGCCGCTGTACTGCAGAGCCGGACTTCTCCGAGGTCAAGCTGGGAGTGAGGGCGGCGAACGATGGGCCGGAGTTAGGTCGCGAGTCTGAACCAGAAGAGCCAGAGGAGGAGTGATGCCACAACCGAAGCCGAGCCCACATCCGCATCCGAGTCCGCGTCCGCGTCCCCGCCCCACGTAGCTTGTGACACAAGCCGGAGCGTAGCTTCGGTGCATGTACTATTTGGGCACGATCACGGGCACCAGCGGCGCCGCGAGCAACGCCTGGACAGGCCCGTCCGGCGGCGTCGCCTCCGGGGTGGGGTTCTTCAGCATCCCCCCGAGCGTGAAAGCCCTCTACCTCGTGTCGTCGGCGTCGGGAGTGCTCGCCGAGCTGTCCGTCGCGACCGGCATTTCCTTCCAGACGACGCTCGCGCGCGGCGCGCAGATCGACGGCCCCGGCATGATCGTCGGGCCGCTGCGCTGCGGCGTTGGTGGCCAAGGTAACCCGACGGTGGTGAGCATCTTCAACCCCGGCCTCGGGACCGTGAGCGTGCGCGTGTACGCCGGACCGACGACGTAATGGCCGCACCTCCACAGTGGAATCGGCACGGGCAGCTTATCGCTGCGCCGCAATGGACGACAGATCGCGTCCGCCGCGACGGCGACGGCGGGCTGCTCACCGATGTGCGCGACGTGCTCGACGACGCCAAGCCTCGGTGCCCGTGGTGCGAGGACGAGCTGGACGCCAAGGGCGAGTGCTCGCGCCGGTGCCGCGCCTCGCGCGTCCAGCGGGAGGGGTAGATGGAACGCAACGACGTCACGCCCCCCGGCCGGGAGAAGCAGGTACAAGCCCTCAAGGAGAAGCCCGGAATCGACAACCCGTGGGCGGTCGCGTGGGCGAGCTACAACGACGAGGCCGGCGACGGTCCCACGTGGATGGGCGCACGTTGCGACGCTTGCGGGCAGATCGTGCCGATGGTCGAGGACCGCTACGACACGCATCTCGCTGCCGTGCGCGACATGGAGCCCAGCAAGCTCGAGCCGATCGGCCATGGCGACCGAGCCGAATCGCGCGACCTTTGCCCAGGTGGCGGGGCGACCGTCTCCAACATCGACCATATCGAGCAGCGCGGCGGCAAGTGGGTCCTCTTGGCGAAGAGCACGGGCAAGGTGCTCGGCACGCACGCCACCAAGGCAGAGGCCGAGGAGCAGGAGCGCGCAGTCCAGGCGAGCAAGCACGCCGACTCGCCCGACCGCGTGCGCCGCTTCGAGCACCACGACTTCGCGTCCAATCTTCCTCGCCCGGTCAAGACCGCTGACGGCTTCTGGGCGGTAAGCGGACACGTCGCGCGCACGGGAGTGCAGGAGTACCGCGATTCCAAGGGTGGTATCCGCCGGGAGCTGCGACTGCCCGAAGATGTGAGTGCCTCGCTTCCCTCGTTCGCGTTGCAACCCCTCACCAATGACCACCCGCCGGAGATGGTCGACCCGCACAATGCCGAGAAGTACGTGGCCGGCGCCGTCGGCGAAGCGAAGATGGACGGCGGGTGGGTGGTGGCTCCGCTCAAGATCTACACCGCGGATGCGATCGCGGCGGTCGAGGCGGGGCGTGTGCAGCTCTCGGTCGGCTACAGCTGTCGGCTCGACTTCGTCGGCGGTGACTGGCAGGGCCAGCGCTATGACGCCATCCAGCGCGACATCGTCGTGAACCACGTTGCACTCGTCGATTCGGCGCGCGCCGGTAGCGCTGCACGCCTGCGACTGGATGGCAACGACGCAATTTCAATCGCGTGTGACACAAGCCGCGCGGCACCCTCAACTTCGGAGAACAAATCGATGGCGCAGATCAAGCTTGATGGCATGACGTTCGAAGTGGCCGACGCCAACGCTCCGGCGGCTGTCGATCGCGCCATTGCCGCCGCCCGCAAGGATGGCGAGGACAAAGCTTCCGCGGCCGAGCAGGCCAAGAAGAATGCGGAGGCCATGCTGGTCTCCGTGACCAAGGAACGCGACGCCCTCCAGGGCCGCCTCGATGGCAAGCTCGCTGAAGAGAAGGCGCCCGTGCGCGTCCTCGGTCGTGAGATCGCGGTGGTCGACGCGGTCGATCAGACCAAGATGGACGCGTTCGTGACGCCCCTCATCGAGGAGCGCGCCGCCGCCCGCGCGGCCCTGCTCGTCGAGGCGCGCAAGCACCTCGGCGCGAACGAGAAGTTCGACTCCCACAAGAGCAAGGATGGCAAGGACATCCCGGCCAAGAGCGACACCGAGATCAAGCGTCTCGTGGTGCAGAAGCTCGAGCCGTCGGCCAAGATGGATGGCAAGTCGGACGAGTACGTCCAGGCGCGCTACGACGCCGCGATCGAGGCCGCCGCCAAGCGCGTGCCCAGCTCGATCGAGGTCGCGCGCGCCGCGGTGACCGGCACCGCGATCGTGGTCGAGAACGCGGACGCCGCGGCGGCGCCGATGGACCCCGAGGCCGCCCGCCGCGCGATGATCGAACGGCAGCTGCGCGCCAACGTCAACCACCCCAAGCGCATCGACGGCAAGGTCTAAGGAGCAGACGCCATGTCGCAGACTACGGTTTCCGCAGGTGGCCAGGCGATCGGCGTCGCCGGTCAGATCGCCGATAGCCAGGACGGCCACGACATTGTCTCCGGCTTCAACAAGGAGACGACTTCGCAGATCCCGTTCGGGTTCGGCGTGCGTGTCCAGCCTGGTTCGAACGGCGATGGCTTCCTTCTGGCGACCGGGTTCTCGGGCGGTGCGCCCGGGACCGAGGTCGCCGGTGTCAACGTCTTCTCGTTCAACCACTTCAAGCAGGGCGCGGCCGATCCCGCCGGTAACTTCGCCGGTGACCTCGGTGGCTCGGGCCTGCTTCCCAACGCCTCGATGCAGATCATGCGCGAGGGGCGTGTGCTCGTCCCGGTGGAAGGCACCGTCCTCGCGGGCGACCGCGCGTGGTGCCGTGGCATCGCGACCGGCACGACCTCGAACACCGCCGGCATCTGGGCTGGCACGGGCTACAACGCCGCGGGCGCCGGGTCGAGCTACATGGTCGACTGCACTCGCCAGGCGGTGTTCCGCTCTGGTACCTACACCGCCGCCGATGGCGTGACCAAGGTCGCGATCCTCGAGTGCGACTTCACCAACAAGAGCTTCTAAGGAGCGCGCGTCATGTCGAAGCTGCCCCCGCATTCTCTGGCTGACATCGCCGCTCTGGCGGAAGGTCGGACGTTCCACGTGTTCGACGCCAACGGCGTGCGGCACGACGCGGGCGAGACGCTCTTCGTCGAGCGTGCCCTTCTGTGGGTCGAGACCGAGACCTACAACACCCTCTTCCCGCCGCTCGAGGGACTCAAGTACGTCCCTCTCGACACCTCGGCCAATGAGGGCGCGAAGGGGACCGCGTACAAGCAGTACACGCGGACCGGTATCGCCAAGCTCGTCACCGAGCGCGGTGGGGACCTGCCGACCTCGAAGCTGTTCGTGCGTGAGTTCCAGCACCAGTTCTACCGACTCGGCATGTCGTACGAGTACACGCTCGACGATCTGCTCGGCGCGCAGTTCTCGGCGCAGAACGGTGGGCCGGCGCTCAACATCGACATGGAACAGGCGATCGGCGCGCGCGAGGCCATCAACAAGGGCCTCGACGCGGTGTCTGGTCTCGGCTCGGCCACCTCGGCCACCATTCCCGGTCTCGCGATCGGCATCGGCCCGGACGTCGGCCTCCTCGGCCTGCTCAACCAGCCCAACGCCTCGACCTACACGCCGGCCGCCGGCGGCGCCGGGTCGGTCCTGTGGCTGAACAAGACCCCGGACGAGAAGATCGCAGATCTCACCGGCCAGTACGCGGCGATGGAGTCGGGCACCTACAAGGTGTTCAAGCCGGACTCGTTCCTGATCCCCATCACGCAGTACCGTGGCGCCGCCGGCGCACGTATGGGCGACGGCTCGGACGAGTCGGTCATCTCGCTTTTCCAGAAGCTCTATCCGGGCGTGAGCATCGACAGCTGGCAGTACTGCCAGGGCGCGGGCGTCGGAGGCACCGATCGCTGCGTCGCCTACATCAACAACAAGCGCTACGTCAAGCACATGATCTCGCAGATGTTCCGGCAGATGCCGCCGCAGTACGAGAACATGGAGTACTCGGTCGACTGCGTGGCCAAGACGGCGGGCGTGTTCGCGCCGTATCCCCTCAGCATCTCCTACATGGACGGCATCTAAGCCGCTCCGCGCTTGACGGCCGCGCACGAAGCGCGCCATTCTGTCTCCATGAAGACCGCCGTCATCAACAATCGCGAAGGCCTCGTGCAGGCCCAGCTCCCCCCGACGATGTTCAACAAGCAGGGTGCTCCGGTGCTCTCCGAGGCCGTGACGTTCCTGCCCGGCGCCAACCTCGTCGACTCCGCGAAGCTGGATCAGCTCCGTAAGAACTCGGCCTTCGAGCTCAACTTCAACACCAAGATCCCCAAGTCGCCCGCTCCCGAGCAGAACCCTGAGAAGGTGGGCCTGCCGATCTTGCAGGTGCTCGAGGTCGAACACAAGACGAAGGACGGGGCCAAGATGATGCCCCTTATTGTCGAGGACAAGGCGCCGCTCGCCAAGCTCGCCCCCGAGGTCGCCCAGAAGCTCATCGACGAGGTGCTGGTCGAGAGCACGCTGCGCGAGTGGCTGCGCGAGGAGACCCGCCCCGAGATGGCGCACGCGCTCAACAAGCGCATTGCCGAGCTCCAGGGCGAACCCGAGGGCGGCCCCGCGGCGATGGGCCGGTAGTAGCCCACTTGGCCATCACCTGGACCGCGGACGTCGTCCCGATCGCGCCATCGCTCTCGACGGCGTCGACGACGTTGCAGGACCTCATCCTCGCCATCGTCAACCGCGAGATCGACGAATGCGTCTGGGGCACGTTCGCGGACGATGGCCGCCGCTTCCTCGCCGCCCACTTCGGCACCGTCATGACCGGCGGGGCGGGCGGCGCCGCGGGAGGCCCCATCACCTCGGAGACGCTGGGCGCAATGGCACGTAGCTACGGCATGGTGCAGAGCAGCATCCCGCCGGCTCTCCAGAAAACGTGGTACGGCCTGGAGTACTACCGCATCCTCACGATCGCCGTCGGTGTGGCGGCGCTGGTGCCGTGATGGGACCGTGGGGAATCCCGTTCGCGGACTATGAAGTGCGGGGCATCCACGACGGCGCGCAGCTGCATTGCGTGCGGTTGCCGAAGTTCTGGATGTGGACTTTCAGTCTCGCACTGGCGTTGCAATGAGCGACACCCCTTTCGCAGCACAGATCGCCCTCTCCCGCTACGCGCTCATCGCCGGGCCGGTGCGCGGGCTCGACCTTCAGAAGCGCGTTCCCGAGCTGATGCGCCGCCGCCGGTGGCCGCACGAGGATCCGGATCTCGTGTGCGTGATCGCGGTCGCCGTCGGGCTCAAGAAGATCGGCGCTGGCCTGACGCTCATCCGCCGCCCGCCCGCCGCCGCTGGACTCGGAGGGCTGTGGCCGGCCGAAGACGGCAAGATGGAAGCTCGCCAGCTGGTCGAGCGCCTTGAGCTCACCGAGCTCCTCCAGAACCGATGACCGTCTGCCCGTGGTGCGGGCGCTTGTGGCGTAGCCGCGCACGTTTCAAGGTCTGCCCACCGTGCGTGCGAAACTTCCAATCGCTGGAGCGAGGCCATGGGCATCAAGATCACGGTCACCGACAAGGACCTCGGGTGGGACAAGCTCTTCAGCCAAGTCAAGGAGATCGCCGACGCGCGCGGGATGCGCGTGCGCGTGGGGGTGCTTGACGGCGATGGTGGCGACGCGCGCGAGGAGGGGTCAGACCTCTCCGTCGCCGAGATCGCCGCCGTCAACGAGTTCGGCACCGAGGACGGGCACATCCCGGAGCGTTCGTTCCTGCGCTCCACCTTCGACGAGGAACGCGAGGGGTTGGCCGACCTCGGCCGAGAGCTCTTCGCCAAGATCCTCTTCGACGGGATGAAGGCGGAGACAGCACTCGGTCAGATGGGCACTCGCCTGGCGTCGGCTGTGCGCGACAAGATCCGGTCGAACATTCCGCCTCTCAACGCGCCGTCCACGGCGCTGCGCAAGGCGATGAAGGGGCGCACCAAGAGGCTCTTCTCCAAGGCGCCCAAGACGCTCGGCCAGGGACTGGCACAAGTTGGCGCGGTGGCCGCCGTCAAGACCCTCATCGACACTGGTCGGCTCCTAGGCAGCATCACTTGGGCATTGGTGAAGCCAGGCTCCGGGGAGTAGCATCGAGGCATGGACCTCGCTGGGCTCGTCGAATCGTTCGCCACCGGGACTTACACGGTGACGCGCAACCCGACGGCGCCCTTCGTGCGCGGTGTCGCGCAGCCCTCCACGCAGCAGACCTTCGCTATCCGCGCCAGCGTGCAGCCCGCCTCCGGTAAGGATCTCCTCCGCCTCCCTGAAGGGCGCCGCTCGAACGAGACGCGCGTCATCTACACCACCACCAAGCTCTTCGTTGGCGACGCGGGCGATGACTATGAGCCGGACACTGTCAGTATCGACGGCGCCGACTGGGAAGTGCAGCACGTCGAGACGTGGGTGCAGGCCGGTCTCCAAGGCACTGGCTACCGCTGCATCGCCCAGGCGCCAATGGTGGGCGCATGAACTGGGACGACGTCGGCGACGCAATTCAAGCCGCGTTCGCGCGCGCGAGCGGTCTCTCGTCCGAGCAAGTCATCTGGAAAGACCAGAACCGCACGGCGCCGGCGCCGCCGTACGTGACGCTGCGCCTCGGCGGGCCGCTGATGCTCGGAATCGACTACCTCTCCACGACCTTCGACGACTCACGTCCGCGCGGGCAGGAGGTCGAGCTGCGCGTGCGCGGGGTGCGCGAGGTGCCGCTCGAGGTCGAGTGCTTCACGACTGAGTCCGTCTCTGGACGCTCCAACTCCGCGCTGGCGCTGTGCGCGCGCACGCTGACCTCGCTCGTGCTCCCCTCGGTGCGCCAATTGCTCGCCGCACAGGACGTCTCTCCCTTCGATCCCGGCACCCCGCAATGGATCCCGGACGTGCCGTCGACGCACTTCCGCGGGCGCGCGGTGGCTACGGTGCGCTGCTATATGCCGCCCCCGACGGCGGTCGAGTACGTTGGCTACATCGAGCGATTCTCCGGCGAGGTGCACGCGGTCGGTGCCGGCGGGGGCGAGGACGTCTTCGCCTTCGACGGCAAGGTCGGGGAGCCCGTCGAGGGGGACGAAGACTAGTTTGTGACACACAGCGGGACGTAGCCTCGTTCCATGAGTCTGGACGACATTGCTTCCGTCGAATTCACTCTCGCCAACCCGGGCGTGACGGCGGCGGGCTTCGGCGTCCCTCTCATCGCCTCCCCGAACGCCACGTGGGTCGAGCGCACGCGGACATACACGGACATTGACGGTGTCGCCGACGACTGGGGCACAGCGACGCCGGAGTACCGAGCCGCGTCGATCATGTTCTCCCAGACGACGGGCATTGAGCGAATCATGATCGGCCGCTGCGCCAACAAGCCCACACAGAAGTGGACAGTTGGTGTGGCACAGACGCCGACGGCTGCCGCGGTCTACAAGCTCCGCGTCGCCTGCGATAACAGCGGAGTGTGGACCTCCCAAGAGGCCGACTACACCGCTGCCGCCGCCGCTGCCTGGACGATCAACACCGCCTACGCCCAAGGGGCCGTCGTCGTCAACGACTCCGCGCCACTCAAGTTCTACGTCTGCATCACCGGCGGCACTTCGGCCGGCGCTGGTGGTCCGACGGGCACTGGTGCTTCCATCGCGGACAACACCGTCACGTGGATGTATGCAGGCACGGGCGTGTTGGCGACGGCGAGCAACGACGCGATCGTCTACAATCTCAAGCTCCTCCTCGACGCGTTCGCGGCGCCAGTGCTGGCGACGACCAACACGTTGACGGGTTCGGCTGGGTCAAAGTCGCTCCAGATCCTCGCCAACACCGCTGGCGCCTTCTTCGGCGTCGAGGCGCTCGACCTCGACTTCCTCGCCATCGCCCAGACGCACGCCGACCCCGGTATCGCTGCCGACCTCGACGCGCTCAAGAAAGCATCCAGCGCGTGGTACGGTCTGGTCACGCTCTACAACAGCTCCGCCCTCGTCCTCGCCGCCGCCGGCTGGGCCGAAGCAAATGAGAAGCTGTACATCATGTCGACGGCCGACTCGCTCGCGGCGACGCAGGCCAACGGCACCGGCACTGACATCTTGCAATCGCTGGCGGCGCTCACCTACGCGCGCACGGGACCTTTCTTCCATCCCGCCAATGACGAGTTCGCCGACGCGGCGGAGATCGCTCGCTGGTTCCCGATTCCGCCGGGCGGTGACGACTGGGTACTCAAGTCGCTCGCTGGCGTGACGGTGCGGACGTACACGGAGACTCAGCAGACCAATCTCATCGCTAAGCACGCCAATTACTACGCCGATTTGGGCGGAGCCAATGCCGTCCAGGGCGAGGGCAAGGTCTCGGCCAACGAGTACATCGACGTCATCCGCGGGCGCGACTGGTACAAGGCCCGGCTTCAGGAGCGCATCGTCAACGCGCGCCTCTCGGCGGAGAAGATCCCGTTCACGCCTGGCGGTATCGCCGTCTTCGAGACGCTGCTGAAGGCGCAGAATGACGAGGGCGTAGACGCTGGCTTCATCGCGCCCAACACCCCCGACACCCCGATCACCGTGGTCATGCCCAAGCTCTCGGCCATCTCCACCGCCGACAAGCAGGCCCGCTGGCTGCGCACCGCGCGCGTGACGTTCACGCTGGCGGGGTCGGTCCACAAGATCTCGGTCACCGTCCAGGCGACGCCGTAAAGGAGCACGTAGATGGCCGAGTGGGACCCGCAAAACTTCACCATCACCGTCGGCGCCAATGACATCGTCGGCTTTGCCGCCGGGACGTTCATCAAGGCCTCGTACAACGAGGACCTCTACATGTTGGAGGTCGGTGCGGATGGCTCGTCTTGCCGCATTCGCAACGCCAACGAGTCGGGGCGCTTCGAGATCACGCTGCTCAAGAGCTCGATGAGCAATGACCTTCTTTCGGCTCAGGCGATCCTCGACCGCGCGACCGGACAGGGTGTCGTCCCGGTCCAGGTCAAGGACGGCAACGGGCTCGCGGTGGCCGCTGCGCGCAACGTCTGGATCATCAAGGTTGCTGACCTCGAGCGTGGCAAGGAGCTCGGGGACGTTACTTGGATCCTCGAAACCGACAAGCTCTCCATCGTTCAAGGTGGCATCCAGTCCCTCACGGGGTAGGATAGGCCATGGACAGAACCCTTCGCATCGGCGACGACGTCTTCTCGGTGAGTCCGCTCACCGGCGAGCGTTCGTTCTTACTTCAGCCGCTCATCGCCCCGGCGATGGCCGACTTCGGCGCCCTCTTCGCTCTCTTCGTGCGCGCATTCGCCAGTGGTGATGAAGAGCCCAAGATCGCGGCGGATGAGGAGCCCAAAGCAAACGCGGTTGTCGAAGCGCTCGACGCGCTCGAGCAGGCCGGCCCGGTCATCGCGCGGCTGTGCTCCAAGCTCCCGCCCGAGCAGCTGAGGACCATCATCCGCGAGCTCCTCGCTGGCGCCACGATGAACGGCAAGCCGCTCTACAGCGTCCAGGGCAACCCGATCGACGTGCTTCTCCAAGGCCGAACGATGGACTTCTGGAGGCTTCTCATCCACGCGATGAGGGTGACCTATCCGGATTTTTTCAGCCTGCTCCGAGGGCTCGGCGTGAGCTCCCGGGGGGCCGCAAACTCCACGCCGTCGAGCACGTCCAACCCTGGCAGTGTTGGCGACTCTGGGTGAGGGGCAAGGCCACGTGGGCCGAGATGGACAGCTGGACACGCCAGCGCATCCTCGACGCCAATGACATGCTCGATGCGCTCGACGAGGCGGACTACGACGAGCGGCGAGAAGCGGAACGAAAGTCGAAGAAGCGCGATAGGTAGTACAACGGGGTCGTCGGTGCTGTTTCCGTGGCTGGCGCCCATACCGAGGAGAAACGTACCATGAGCATCCCCCGCACGACTCACCAGTGGCTCCAGCCCCTCTACAACGTCCTCGACGGACATGCGAGCCGGCCGCTCCAGCTGTCGAGCCCGACCGGCATCGTGGGCTTCTTTGGTGCTTCCGGCATCAAGCAGCCCACTGGCTTGGGTGTTACCGGCTCGGCCGCAGCTGGCGGTGTTACCGGCACCACGTTCTTCGACCTCCGCACCAACGGAGGTACTGGGACCAACTACTACACCTTGACGGACGTCGTCGCGGATCTCAAGGGTTTGGGCATCCTCGCGCGGTAGCACGTCGTGTCCACGATCCTTCGAGAACTTGCTCTCAAGCTCGGCCTTGACGTCGATGCGCAGTCGTTCGCCAAGGGTGAGCTCGCGGCCAAGCTCGTCGAGAAAGGGATCGAGAAGCTCGTCGACATCGCGCACGAGGCCGCCGAGGCGTTCGCCGAGAACGTCAAGGAGGTCATCGAATACGGCGATGAGCTCAACAAGGCCTCGCAGGCATCTGGCATCGCGCGCGACGCGCTCCAGGAGCTGCGTTACGCGGCCAACCTAGCCGATGTCAGCAACGAGGAGTTCACCGCCTCCATCAACGTCTTGACGCGCACCATGCGTGCTGCCAAGGACGGCAGCGAGGAACAAGGCAAGGCCTTCAAGAAGCTCGGCATCCACGTCACGGATGCCAAGGGCAAGCTGCGCGGTGCCGACGACGTCATGTCGGACGTCGCGGAGCACTTGTCGAAAATGCCTGATGGCGCCGAGAAAACGGCGCTCGCAATGCAGTTCTTCGGGCGCGCGGGCGCCAAGATGATCCCGATTCTCAACGAGGGCGCCGATGGGCTCGCTGAGATGCGGCAGGAGGCACGCGACCTCGGTCTCGTCATGGACGACGAGGCGGTCAAGGCTTCCGAGGAGCTCAACGACAATCTGACGCGGCTCAAGATGATCGGCCAGGGTCTGTGGCGCCAAGCCATTGGGCCGCTCATCCCGGCGATGAATCGACTCGTCGAGCGCTTTCTCAAGTGGCGCAAAGAGAATGCGATCATCCTTGGCCAGAAGATTCGGCAATACGTCGGGTACTTGATCAAGGCTGTCGAAGCGCTCGCCGATGCGCTCGGCTTCGTGATCAAGAATATGACGATGATCAAGATTCTCGCGGCGTCGGTGGCTGCCGCCTGGATCGCGATGAACGCGTCGCTGGTTGCATCCTCTGTCGCGGCCGCGGCAACTACAGCGGCCGCGTGGCTCGTCGCCGCCGCGCCCTTCGTTGCCATTGGCGCGGCCATCGCGGCCATGTTGCTCATCTTCGACGATCTCCGTGTCTACGCCAAAGGCGGAGACTCTCTCTTCGGCCGCTGGGAGAAGGCGCTCAAGAGATGGTCCTCGTCAAGCGAGAATGATCCGTGGTGGCTCAAGGCGATCAAGGACACGGTGCAGGGACTCACCGACGCCATCGCGCTCCTTCGTGAATGGGGCGATACGTGGGACCGTGTCATGGGTCGCGCCAACGACGCCATCTCGAATCCGAACATCGCTAAATCAACTTCGCCGGAGTGGAAGAAGAAGCGCGTCGCCGCGATCTACGCCGCGAACGCTATGCCGGATTCGCGTATCGCGGCGCCGGAATTCGGACCGGAGCCAGAGCAGCCCTTCGGAAACCTCACCTCTCCGCAGTCCGCCACGCTACCGCCTGGCGGGGGAGTCTTGCGCGCGCCTGTGACGCAGGTGAATCAGCGCACGTACAAGATCTACCAGTCTCCTGGCATGAGCCCGCAAGACGTCGCCGACGCTATCCAGAGACATGAGGACGCAGCGAACGAGGCCGCCGCCGCGGCATTGGGGGACTAGGTGGCCGACGCCCTCACAGTCATCGCTCGCCCCGGGAAAATCGTAACCGATACGGTTTCGATCACCATGCATGCGGTGGTGACGGAGACGCACGATCTTTCCAACACCGTCACGGATCACCCGGTCGAGGAGGGCGCCAACATCTCCGACCACTCGCGACCGGACCCCGACCGCGTGACCTTCGACGCGCGCATCTCGAATACCCCGCTTTCGACGAAGCAGCAGACACAAGCCGTGAAGTCCGGCGGGTTCACCTTCCAGAGCGCGGCCGCTCAGGCGGCCGGCGCCATCGGGGCGACGGACGGCTTCGCGCAGGGGGAATGGCGTAAGCTCAAGAAGCTCCGCGATGACGGGACGCTCGTCAAAGTTGTCTCCACGATGGGCGACTACGACTCGATGGCCATTGTCTCGATCTCGCTTCCGCGCACCGCCAAGAACTATGACGCGATCTCATTCCTCATCGCCTTCAAGCACGTGCGCGTGGTGCAGAACAAGCTCACGCGCGACGTCAAGACGTCGGTCGCGCCGAAAAAGAAGTCGGCCGGCAACAAGACTCCGAAGGCAGCCGAGCCCGAGGTCGAGAAATCCACGCTGGCGGGCTGGGCCGACGACGGAGCGAAATCGGGAAACAAGACGATCAGCAACCTCGGGAAGCTGGTCGCGCACCCTCCAGCGGGGCTATAGATGCCCCTTCAAATCGATATCCCGCTCTCTGAGGGCGCGCCGCTGCCGTTCTTCGACATGCAGGCCTCGCTCGAGGGCGTGACGTACACGCTCCAGTTCCGCTGGAATGTGCGCAACTCGGCATGGTACCTCGACGTGCTTGACGAAGCTGGCGAGAGCATTCTCGTCGCCGGTGTCAAGGTCGTCGCCGATTGGCCACTCTCCGCCTACACCGTCGATCGCCAGCCACCGGGCGTCTTCATCGCCGCCGACACGACCGGTACAGGTACAGACCCCGCGCTGACGGACTTCGGCGTGCGCGTGGTCCTGCTCTACTACACCTCGACTGAGCTCGGATTGTGAGCAATCTTTACGGCCGGCGTTGCCGTATTCTCGTCTCGACGCCAGCGGCAAGTGGGTTCAGCGCGACCCTCCGTGACGAGCTCGAGATCAACGCGGGCGAGGGCGGCGCTGGCAAGCAGGGGCTTCGCGTCTCCTTCAAGATCAAGAAGACGGACGGCAAGGAGCCGAACACCGCCGAGATCACCATCACCAATCTGTCGCCCGACAACCGCGGCCGCCTTCAGAAGAAGCCAGTCAAGATCACCGTCGAGGCTGGCTACGACGCCGTCGGCGTGTCGCGTATTTGGCGAGGCGACGCGCGCTCGATCGACCACGTGCGCAACGGCCCGGATTGGGACACGACCATCAAGTGCGGCGAGGGCGAGCGCGCGTGGCAGAACGCGCGCGTGAGTGAATCGTTCGCGGCTGGCACCGGCGCCGGCACTGTACTCCAGTACCTCGCCGAACAGAGCGGACTCCAAATCGGGAGCGTTCCGACCGTGGTGGCGAACCTCACCACCACCTTCGATCAAGGCTACGTCGTCAGCGGCCTCTGGCGTGACGAGATGAATCGCCTCGTCAAATCCATCGGCTACACGTGGTCGACGCAGAACGAGACGTTGCAGGTGCTCCTTCCCGGCGCCGCGTCGACGGCCGCTATCCCGCTCATCTCTCCCGACTCGGGGCTCATCGACTCGCCGGAATTCGGCACGCCTGAGAAGAAGGGCAAGCCTGCCTTGATCAAGTTCACGTCGCTATTGATGCCCTCTCTTCCGGGGGCGTTAGTGCGCCTAAGGAGCGCGCGCTACAACGGCATAGTGCGACTCAAGACGGTGGAGATGAACGGCGACACACACGGCGGGGAGTGGTACACCGTCTATCAAGGAGTGCTCTCGCAATGAGCGACCGCGAGGATGATGTCCGCAAGCCGCTACGTTCGGCCGTCATCGCCAAGGCTATCGAGGCATTCGCGCGTCGGTTGCCAGTGTCCGTGCCCGCCAAGGTGGTGCGTGTCGACGCCAATAAGCGCTGTGTCGACTGTAAGGTGCTCGTGATGCGTCCGTTCTTCGACGAGTCGGACGAGCGCCAAGTCGAGAGTATCCCCGTCATCCCGTCGGTGCCTCTCTCTCTCCCGCCGTTCTATACACCCCCCATCTCCGATGGCACGCTTACCTTCGGGGGCTCGACCTTGCCGGCTACCACCGGCATGCTCGTCTGGTGCGATCGTTCGATCGATCGATGGCTCACTGGCAATGGGCGAGAGGTCGACCCAGAGATCGACCACGACCACGCCCTCGCGGACGCATGGTTCGTGCCTGGTCTCTTCGCCTATGGCGCGGTGCCATTCGCGTTGCCTCAAAGTTATATTCTCGCTGGGAGCAGCACTGTCGGTGCCGACTACGTGGCGTTGGCGCAGAAGGTCGACGACCTCAACAACGCGCTCAGGGCTGCCATCACAGCCGGAAAGAGTGCAGTAACTCCACAGGATGGTGGGTTGGCGGCGTTCACCGCTCTTGATGCAGCTCTGAAACCGCCAGCACTGACCTACACGTGGCCCACCAGCGTGGCCGCTACGGAGTTCAAGGCCAAGTAGTCGTTTGTGACACATGCACGCGGATAGCATGGACACGTGGCTGATCCGGTTCGCGATTTTGGTCTTTCCACCGACGGAGACATGGCGTTTGCCAATGGCGACCGCGTTCTCGTCTCCGGCGCCGCGGCCGTTCGTCAAGGTGTGAAGGTCCGAATTCTCGTCTTCCTCGGCGAGGTCATCCTTGACCAGACCATCGGCGTTGACTACCGGAATCAGATCCTGATCAAGAACCCCGACCCGTTGGTAGTGCGTGAGCTGATCAAGGATCAGATCGCCTCCGTCCCCGACGTACTCGAGGTCGTGGGGGCCGATCTCCAGATTGACCGCGCCACGCGCACCGCAACCATTCGTTACCAATATCGCGACAAGTATTCGACGCGTCCCATCGACGACAGCGTCTCGGTCTCTACCAGCGGGGTTGCCTGATGCCGACATACGGACCGACGGCCGCGGGGTGGGTGGGCAAGCCTGCCGCGACTGTGCAGAGTGAGTTGGATGCCGGCTACCGCGCCATCATCGGCGATAGCGCCGGCACTGAGGCCGACGGGTCCATCCCCCTCAACTCTGTCGTCGGCCAGGAGATCGTTCTCCTCACCGACGCACTCAGCTCGCAGTGGGACCTGCTCCAAGCGACTGTCTCAGCTTTCGACCCTAACCAAGCAAGCGATGCGGAGCTCGACGCCGTGTGCGCACTCACCGGGACCACGCGCGAGCCACAGACCTTCTCAACGGTGACGGAGACTTGTACGGGTACGCCACTCACTGTACTCAACGTTGGTCGAGCCGTTGAAACCGCCGATACTGGCGCCCGCTTCACCTCGACGGCAGCAGGGACTATTACGGCCCTCACCGCGTGGGCGGCTCTCACGGTCTACACGGCAGGCGATCGACGGACCAACGCCAGTCGCTGCTACGTCTGCATCACCACCGGCACTTCGGCCGGGTCGGGCGGGCCGACAACAACCGACGTGGACATTGTTGACGGGACCGCCCATTGGAAGTACCTAGGCGAGGGGGCCGGAGCCGTCGACATCGCTTTCGAGGCTACTGTAGCGGGCGCTGTCGGGGCGTTGGCGGGGGAGCTCACCGAGATCGCGACACCCGTCGACGGTTGGCAGAACGCGACCAACCTGACTGATGCCAATCCGGGTGCCCTCAAGGAAGCGGATCCGGCGTTGCGCGCGCGTCGCGAGGCCGAGCTCGCTGGGCAGGGTGGCTCAACCGCAGACGCCATCCGCGCGGCCATCCTCAGCGTGAACGAGGGCTCGAGCGATCCGGCGCACCAGCCGCCGACCAGTTGCACAGTGTTCTACAACGACACCGACGTCACGGATCCCGACGGCCTACCACCGCACTCCGTCGAGATTCTCGTCCAGGACGGAACCGACCAGGACATCACGCAGGCCGTGTGGACGGCAGTCGGCGCAGGCACGGCGACCGTCGGCAATCAGACCGGCACGGCGACGGACTCTGAGGGCAACCCGCAGACGGTGTACTGGTCCCGCCCGGAGGAGGTGCCGATCTATGTGACGGCCAACCTCGGCTACGACGCTACCCAGTGGCCCGCCGGTACGACCGATGCCCTCGTTGCTCAGGCCGGACTCTCCGCACTCCTGACCTACGGAGTCAACATCGTGCAAATCGGTGTCGACGTGCGCTTCACCAAGTTGGCGTCCGTTTTCCTCACCGGGCCAAGCGAAACGGACTCGACAGGGACCGCGGTCGTGCCGGCCGCGGAGGGCTCTGTCGCCGCGCCAGGAATTCTCGAGGTCACGTCCCTCACTTTCGGCACGTCTCCGTCTCCGGTGACTTCGACGACAGTGGCGATCTCGCGGCGGCAGATCTCGACTTTCGATTCTACCCGGTGCGTGATCACTGCCAGTGCTGAGACCCCATAGTGGCGATCGACTACATCACCGATTGGTCCTCGCGCTTGAAGTCGCGGCTGTACGAGCAGTTCAAGTACAAGCCGAACTTCGTCGCGTGGGCCGAGATGATCGCTCGGCAGGTGCAAGATCTCGAAGACGCGACGCAGGCACTGCGCACTATCATCTCCATCGACGACAGCGTTGGTCCACAACTCGACAATCTCGGTCGCATCATCGGTCAGGTACGCACGGGCATCGACGACGCAACGTATCGCCTTTACCTTCGCGCGCGCATCGCCGCCAATAAGAGCAACGGCACGGCCGAGAACATTTACCGGGTCTTCCGCGCTCTCTTCGGCAACATCGGTTTCACCATCCGCCAGGGCGGAAACAAAAGCTTCGCGTTGACGATCCGCACCCCTCTGACCGCAGCGCAGGTCGCGGTAGCTGTCTCTTTTCTTCGCGACTCCAAAGAAGCCGGAGCGAGAGCGAATTTGGAGTATACGACCGTCGATGATACAGGTGGGCCGACAGACAACATCCTGCGCTGGGACGTCGCCGGCCACGGCTTCGACGTCTCCGTGTGGGGCAACGCGACGCAGGTGTAGTATCCTCCGGGCATGACCTTCCAGCGGCCTACGAGCTACGGTTTTTGGGCGAGCGGGCCTTCCGGCAACGTCGCCGAACCCATCACCGCCGACAAGGCGCAGGGCTTTCTACCGACGGGAATCGCCCGCAGCTCCTACGCCAACTGGCTCTGGGGTATCGATGGGCAGTGGAACGGGTATCTCGATCAAGCCATCGCAGCTCCGTACTTCGGGCCGACTTCCGTCGACGGTGACGTGATTCTAAGTGGTGTTACCACCTACATCATGTCGCGCAATTTGGTCCTCGGAGACCTCGCCATCGGGCCGAGCGCCATCTTCGACACCAATGGCTACATCCCGATCGTACGCGGAGCTCTCACCGGAGTCTCCGGCATCATTCGCTGCAACGGTGGGGTTGGTGGCGTGGGATTGTCCGGGGCGCAACAGTCTCCTGGCTTTGGCGCCAGCGGACCTCTGGCGGGCGCGCGCGGCGGCGGGACGACCGGTGTCCTCTTCAACGCAACTCGTATCGGTCTGAGCGTCATCGCCTCTCTCGGCGGCGCTGGCGGTGCGGGTTCCTCCGGCGCGGCAAGCAACAACCAGGGAGCAGGTGGCACCTGTGTTGGCCCCAGCAATTACTATGGCGCGGTGCCGGCTATCTTTGAGGGCATCGTGCGCTGGTCGGTGACAGACCCCTCGACGGGACAGCCGCTTGGTCCGACCCACGCGTATTTCAGTGGCGGCGGCGGCGGCGGCCGTGGCAGCAACGACGCCAGTACACTAGGT